ATTCTTCATCTAAATCTGTTAATAATTTAAACTCTATTTCATTTTCAGATGATGGTAGTGTAAATTTAAAAGTACCATTAGGAGTAATTAAAGACTCATCAAATGTTTTATTTTCTAGTACTGATAAATCTACATTATATTCTTTTGTATCTAAAGTAAATGAATAATCTTTACCATAACCTAAAACACGTGAGGCTACTATTAAGGCATTTTTATCTCCAGGGAATAAAGTTTTAATATCAAATTTATCAAGAGTTAAAGCTTTAAGTAGTTTATCTAAAACTACACCTTGTTGAATAAAAGCTTGATTAGTAAGAATATCTTCTTCTTTAGCAGTCATGTATTTCATTTCTACTTTTCCACTACGAAGAGGGCTATCAGGGGGATAAATTAAACCTTTTGAAGGTAAGGTAACCTTTTCAGTTGGGATTGTAAATTCACTCATAATTTTTATTTAAAATAACTTTATTTGTCTTATATACATATATTAAAGGGTAGAAATGTTTTCATCCTTTGTAAAGAAAGCTTTAACTCCTGGTACTTTTTTTATGTCTTCAGCTATATCTTTTAGTTTTTCTCTATTAAATCCACCTTTTGTAATCCAAGGATATCCATCTACTTTAACTGAAAGTATAGTTTTGTATTTAGTTTTATCTTGTTCAGAATATTCTAATGGTTCTTTTGATGATATTACTGTTATGCCTGGGATGGCTCTAATGTCAGAATAAATCTCTTTTTGAGGGCGTTCTTTAATATTAGTAATTAAAGTGCCTACCATTTTAAATTTATCTTGATAGTCTTCGTTTAGAGTTTTTTTTAACTCTTCTTTTACTAATGTACGTAGATTTTCTATTTTCATATATGTTATAAATATATCACTATTTAATAAGTGTTACATGCCCATAAAAACTTTTTTCATTTAGATCTATTTTCCAAATATAAATACTTTCTAAATAATTAGTACCATCCCATTTTATATTAGGGTCATATGATTCCCAAATTTTATTTCCCCATTTATTATAAATTTTTAAATGATAATTTTTAATTTCAAATTCTCTTGAAAAAATAGGACCCCATACATTATTATGTTCATCACCATCAGGTGTAAAAGCATTAGGTATATAATAACCCTCTATAGTTAATTCTTCATGTGTTGGTGGTGTAATATTATGAGGTGGGGTTAATTTAACAAATATAGTATCTGGGTTAGGTGTAATATATCCATTTTCATAATTAGGGTGGCAAGTATAATAAGCACCATTTGTTTGGGGCATAATATCTATTTCTTCACCCGTTCCTAGCATATTAGGATTACCTACTTCATACCATTCTAGTTCAGGATAATATTTTATTTCTTGTGGTGCGAATCTCCATGCATCTTCATATGCCTCAAATAATTCACCATTTCTATCTGGTACTGTAGTTGCTATAGTTCCGTTAATATTTTGTATTCCTTGTATACTAGGGTAATTTGTACATTCAAATGGTTTAGAATCTATAAAATGCTCTATTATGTTTGTTGTTTCATATAATATAATATGAAATTTAAATATTTCAGTACATAACCATTGATTTGCCCAATAAGGTACATCATAAGAAATAATACATTTTCTATATGGGGCAGTACCTAAAGTTTCATATTTAAAAGAACCTCCATCATCAGAATCTCCAAAATGTCCAGTAATTAAAATAGAATTTTTAGGAGAAAATATATTAGTCCATGGAATAGGAACATCAATTTCATACCCTGAATTTGGGGCTTCTTGGATGGGTTCAGAGAATACAACTCTACCATTATGTCCTATCCAAAATTCTGAGTATGTGTTTTCATAGAAGGTAAAATTAAAACCTATATCTAAAGCATCTGTATAGTTTACATATCCTCCTATATAAACTTCAGTTCCATTGTTTTCTATTTGAGTATAAGGTATTTCATATACATCATAATCAATAATTTTTTTAGGATATTCAATACAATTACTTGTATCGGCAAATAATGTTATTGATTGTATATTTGATTGTAATTCTTGGTCAGGCCCTAAGTTGGGGCATTGTGAATATAAAATTATTTGTAAACTTATAAATAATAAACTTAATATGTTTTGCATAACCTTTAATTTAATTTAAATATACGAATTATTTTTTAAAATTCCAAAGAAAAATAAAGCCCTAAAAATTAATTTAGGGCTTTTAAATTTAAAATAATAATAATTATTAATAATTTAATATACAATAATCAGGTTGAACTGTTACAGTTACATTTACAGGAGTTCCATCATCATCCCAACTATAATCACCAAAGTTAGCATCTGTAATTTGGGCGCCTTTTACTATCCATTCAGAAACATAATCACCTACAGGACCAACTACATTAAAAGTAAGATCTTTTTTATAAAAATCTGAGTAACCATCTCTACCTGTTACTGATTCGTGCCCTAAACGAACCCATTCCATTACTGATTGGGCTCCAGAAGGTGTAATAGCATCATATAAGGTAAATTGGATAGTGTTCCAAATAGTTTTTCCTTTTACATAGCGTTGTAGGTTAATGTGATTAATAGCTACAGCATTTTGTGTAAGTGATATTGCACCTACTCCTTTTACCAAATATGCAGGTACACCAGGAATTAAACTTAAATAAAAACGATTTGTTTGTTTAGGTTCAAATGTTGTGTAAAATATTTGGTTATTATCTAAAATTGGCATCTTGGGTTAATTTTATGTTCTATTTATAAATATTATTTTTTTATTTTTTTACGCTGGGAATTCAGCTCCTGTTGGTAATAAAATGAAATCTAAAGAAATAAATTCAGCTGTACGTGTAGGTTTAATATAAATTTGTCCTACTAATTGGTTTTGGTCAATAACAGCTGGTCCATTATTAGTTTCATCCATTATTACTTTATAAGCATAAAGTCCTTGTTTTTGTTGTATACCATCTAGATATGGGTTTACTCTCGATAAAAAGGAACCTCTAGTTTCAGATGTATTTTGTTCAAATACAACAGTATCAGCTATTTGTCTAATATAATTTTTTAATTCAATCATTAAACGTCTTACATTAACACGATCTAATGCTGTTGCTTGTTTTTGAAGTGTTTTTTGCCCAAATACTACTACCCCTTGTCTAGGAAATGTAGCAATTGGATTAATACTATTAGCATATAAATCATCTCTATTTCCTTGAGTTAATTTAAATTTAGCTTGTAATACACTACTTAAACCTCCTCTATTTATACCAGCAGGTGCAAACCATGGAGCAGCTACTTTATCATTAAAAGCATATACACCAGGGATCAAAGTTGAAGCAGGTGCCCATACGTGTTTTCCAGTTATAGGATCAATAATACGAACCCATGGCCAATAAGTAGCAGCATAAGAAGTGTTTTTTCCTTGAGCTTCACCTATAACATTAGTTAAATTACTACTATAAGTTGCTAAATCTAAAACAAACATACTATCACCTCTTTCTTGGGTTTTAGTTATAATATTATTTACTTGAGTTGAATGAGTATCACTTAATAAACCTGGGGTAAATAATAAATTAAATTGGTAGGCTTCACTATTTCCATGTAGGTTTATCATATTATCATAATCGCTACCTGCTAATCCTTGAGTATTAGCACCTATTGTATCATATAGATTTATAGTACTATTTGTTGTTCCTATAGCATCTGAAAAAGAACCACTGCCTATTATAGGTAATGAGCCTGTATAATCAGGGTCGGCTATTTCCCCATTGGAATTTAAATAATTAGGAGTTAAAGAAACAATAGATTTTACTCTTACATAATGTGATCTATTAGGGTAATTGCCTGTTGTTTCCATTTGATTATTAGCTGAGCTATAGGTTAATTTTTGGTCTCCTATAATCTTAGAAATAAATCGTGGCGATTCAGGGTCTAAATTTACTCCATTAAATGATTCTAAAACAATTTTATTGTTATTATTATCATCTCCTCTTCTTATAGATAAATTAAAATTACCTGATCCTGTATTAATTTGAGTAATTTCCCATCTTACATTATCTTTTGTTCCTGTAGTTAAAATACCTCCTGTTCCATTAGTTCCAGTATTCATAATCTCACCTTCTGAAATTGTTTCTAATTCAAAAGATGAAGTTATAGATCCAGTTGAAACAGCGGCGCTATAAGACCCACTAGTTACCCTAGTAACTATTAATGAAGATCCACCATAATTAAAATAATTATAGGCTGCTATAGATGTAAGATAAGAATAAGAATTACCACCACTAATAAAAGTATCACCAAACATAGTTTGATATTCAGAGTAAGATGTAACTTTAGTAGGATTCTCAACAGGACCTTTTACAGTAGGTCCTATAATAGCAGCACCTGCTTGTATTGGTTGTGCTGTTAAAAGAGTATTATCTATTTCATTTAATGATACTCCGGGTGAAGATGTGAAATTTGCCATTTAGTATTTTTATTATAAATATTAGGTTTTTTTTTAAAATATAGTATTAAACAGGAAATTCTGCTCCTGTTGGTAAAATATTAAAATCTAATAATATAAACTCAGCAGTACGTGTAGGTTGTAAATAAATTTGTCCAACTAGTTTATTATTATCTATGATTTCAGGAGTATTATTTGTTTCATCCATTATTACTTCAAAAGTTGTTAATCCTTCCTGTTGTTGTACTATTGATAAATATGGATTAACTTGAGAAAGGAATTCTTCTCTAGTTTCAGGTGTATTTTGTTCAAAAACAAATGTATCTGCTACTCTAGAAATAAAATTCTTTAAATTAATTAGTAATCGTCTAACATTTATACGTGTTAAAGAAGTATTACGTTTTTGTAAAGTTTTTTGTCCAAATAATGTAATAGAATTTCCTTGAGGAGTTATAGTTGTAGTTATAGGATTTACTCTATTTTGATATAAAATATCTCTAGTACCTTGAGTTAATACTTTTTCAGTTTGTGTAGCATTATTAATAATCCCTCTATTTATTCCTGCTGGGGCTAACCAGGGGAATCCGTTAGTATCATTAAAGGCATATACACCAGGAATTAAAGTTGAAGCAGGTGACCAAATTAAAGTTGAAAGGTTATTAGGTAAAAGGGTTTGTACCCAAGGCCAATAAGTAGCAGTATATGAAGAATCTCGTGTTTGAGCGTTTGAAACTAACTGTCCTACATTTTCATTATATTTAGCTACATCTACTACAACCATACAATCTCCTCTATTTTCTACCATAGATATTAATTGTGTAATCACAATATTACTGTTAGGATAAAAATTAGGATCTGCTATAAGACCAGGAGTTACTATTAAATTATAATTATAAGCATCTTTATTTGATAATAAAGAAATAGATTCAGTATAATCATTAGGGGAAAGACCTTGAATATTAGAATCAGTAATATTTTCATAATAATTCCCAGCTGTTGAAGGTATATTGTTTCCTTTAGCTGCTCCAAAAGTTCCATTTTGAGAAATAGGGATTGAACCTGTATATTCAGGTTTGGCTGCTCCATTATTAGTAAAATAATTTATAGTAGGGGTTTTTACTTGTTTAACTCTAATAGTAGGGTATTTATTAGGGTAATTTCCTAAAAGTTGAACATAATATTCATTAGTAGTAGGGTCTTGAGTAATAGTTTCAATTTGATTCCCTATTACTTTTTCAATATAATTTGAAGAATTAGGATCTAATGAAAGAGGCCCTATTGTATCAATTATAGAAGGGAAAGTAGTTGTATCATTTCCTCTTCTAATAAGTAAATTAAAAGTACCATCTTCTAAATTAGGAGAAGTTATTTGCCATCTATAATTATTTTCAGACCCACTTAATAAGGTACCATTTGACCCTGTAGGTCCAGTGCTATTCATTATTATACCTTCAGAAATAGTTTCTAATATAAACGCTTCAGTATTTGTACCACCTGAAAAATATAAAGTAGAACTTCCTGAAATTATATATTGGGAATTACCTGTTATTCCATTTGATCCTGTATAAGTAAAAAATATATCAGGATCAATATAAGAAGATGAAATAAAAGGTAATGAAGAACTGTAAGGTGCTACTGAGCTGCTAAAATCAAAAATAGCTGAAGAAGAAGCAACATAATCTGCTGTAGTTGAATCGTTAAATGAGGAAGTATTAATATAAATTACTGTAGATGTATTAGTTACATCTGATCCTGTAAAGAAAAAAGTTATTCCATTTATACCAAATGAACTTGACCCTACATTATCTACACTTGATGAAATAAAAGTTAAATCTAAATCAATAGAAGCTGAAGTAGAAGCTATGCTTGTATATATAATAGAAGAAGTAGCAGGGGTCCAATCTGTTGTAGTACTACCACTTACAACACGAGTTATTAGGGCAGCTCCAGGAGAATTTCCTAATCCTTGAAAATAATTATATACTGCTAAAGATGTAAAATAATTATAAGTATTACTTCCACTTATAAAATCATCACCATATTTTTGGATATAATCATCATATGAAGTAACTATAGTTGGAATTCCAATTTTTCCTCTTACAGTAGGACCTATAATAGATACATCAGCTTGAGCTGGTTGTTGGAAAGTGAAAGTTTGATCATTTTCTATAGCATCTATCCCAGGGGAGATAATAGTTTCAGACATATTTATTTATTATGTTTTTATTATAAATATGATTGAATTAAAATAGATTAAACGTCTTTATTAATTTTACCTGTTTCTGGGTGGATTTCGATTGTGCCGTATTTATCAAGCATATTTTTAGTAAAAGTTTCTTCTTTTTCTAATAATTTATTAAAAAAAGTTTGTGCTTGATCTTCACGTTTTTTTAATTGGAGTTTTATTACTTCAATTTCACCTAACTCTAAAACTATACCTTTAGTTTGAGATTGAATTTCTTTTAATTCTTTTAATTCTTCTTCGGTTATTGTTTTTATTTCTTCTTTATTTGTAACTATTGCCATTTTATGTATTTTTAGTAATTGGGTATTATATGTAAAATTTTTTAATATTCCAACTTTTTTTATATATTTTAATTATTCTCTTATTACAACCTGCCAATCTTTAATTAGCATATCATCATTACTTCCAACAACTTCTACATAAACTTCAATGTAATCATTTTCTTCCATTAATGTTCCATAAACCATTGTTAAACTACCATCATTACTGTTAGTTCTAATTTTTGTTTGAGATCCTGCTAATTGAGTACCATTTTTATATATGTAAAAGACATAATTATCATTACCACCCCCTTGTTTGTCAAATCCTATTGCGGCATGGATACTAACATACACCTGTTTAGTTCCTACGTAGGTGCATCGGCCATCTGTTGCAACTGTAAACCTTACTGATGCTTGAGCAACTGCTAACCCATCGGTTTCTACTTTTGTAGGTACACCATCAGTTAAATCTGTATCATTAGTATTATCAGTCAGTGTCATTACACACCCAGAAGTGCTATTTAGTAAACCTTGGTTAGCAAAGATATCAAAATTGTAAGTAGCAGTTTGAGAATAATCAGGTAAACTACTAGCTTCTGGTAGGAATACTTTTCCTGTTGTTAAACCAGCATTAATGAATGCATTTGATGATATGGTACCAAATCCCGTAGTAGAGCTTGTCCCTATATCAATACCATTTTGAGTTTGTTGTGGGTGAATAATGCAACCATTTATGTTTACCGCTCCAAATGATGCTAAATTATTATTTTGTAATTCAATCATGGATGTTGTTGCATAGCCACTAGGGGTGGGTATTGTAGTTTCATCAAACCATCTAATTAATTCACATGATGACATTTCTAATTTAGATGTATCTTGGAACCTTAATCCAAAGTTGGTTGCTTTAATATAAAAGAATAGAGTGTTATTA